ACTTCTGACTTCTATCTTACCAAGATAGCACTCTACCACTGAGTTACACCAGCATTAGGTACTGATTATATGAAAAAAGCTAAAAAAAACACAAAAAAAATCGATGTATTTGCCCTCATGGTCAAACACATGAACGAAAAGACACCAATAAAACAAAATTCAGGTCGTGGAGTTGTCAAAGATAGTACAGTTGCACGAATACAAGACATTTACAAAGGGGATCAGAAAGATAATGCGTGAAAATAACTATTCCCTACAAGCCTAGGCCACTTCAAAAAGAAATACATAAGAATTTAGCCAGGTTCTCAGTCCTGGTCTGTCATAGAAGGTTTGGAAAAACTGTACTTACAGTCAATGAGCTGATTAAGAAGTGCCTACAATGTAAGCTGCCAAGGCCACGATACTATTACATAGCTCCGACTTACAGTATGGCGAAAAGAATAGCCTGGGATTATTTAAAATATTACACATCGGTTCTACCGAAGATGGAATATCACGAAACAGAACTACGAGCTGATCTTCCTAATGGTGGCAGAATACAATTACTGGGATGTGAGAGACCACAAACGCTCAAAGGACTGTATATGGATGGTGTGGTTCTAGATGAGGTAGCACAAATGCCTCCCAAAATGTGGACTGAAGTCATCAGACCAGCATTATCTGATCGCAAAGGCTTTATGGTGGCGATTGGAACACCCCAAGGACATAATTCGTTTTTTGAGCTCTATAATCATGGACTTCAAGATGAAAATTGGTACGCACAAAGTTTTAAAGCTAGTGAAACAAAGATAGTCGATGAAGAAGAACTAGAAGAGGCAAAAAAGATGATGCCTCCTGAGATATACGAGGCAGAATACGAATGTAGTTTTGAAAGCTCTGCCATAGGATCTATTTATTCGCAGTCATTATCCAAAGCAGATAAAGAAGGTCGTATTACAAAAGTTCCCTATGACTCTACAATCAAAGTAGATACTTACTGGGATCTAGGAATGCGAGATAAAACTGCAATATGGTTTGTTCAGCAAAAAGGCTCTGCAATCCACCTTATAGATTACTTTGAAGATAGTGGCGAAAGCCTGGAGTATTATGCTTCAATCCTCGATGAAAGAGGATATGTGTATGACACCCACTACCTTCCTCACGATGCTAATGTTCGAGAGATCGGAACTGGTAAATCAAGACTAGAAATAGCTCAATCACTAGGATTAGTGACGAGCATTGTACCGAAGATGTCGATTGAAGATGGTATTAACGCAACCAGAATGACACTAGGTAGATGTTGGTTTGATTATGAAAAAACCAAAGACGGACTAGACGCACTCAGACAATATCGATGGGCAGTCACCGATAAAGGCGAGACAAAAAATAGACCTTTACACGACTGGACTTCTCATGCAGCAGACTCATTTCGATATGTTTGCACAGGATTACAAGAAACAAAAAATTGGTCAACAAAGATTGAATATCCACGATTAGGAATAGTATGAAATTAACAAAAGAAAGATTAAAAGCACTTATAGGTCAAGAGATCAATAACTCTATAGGATTTTATGGTGGTGAGCTTTCAGAACAGCGAAAGAATGCCCTTAAATTCTATTTAGGTGAACCACTAGGCAATGAAGTAGAAGGTCAAAGTCAAGTTAGGTCTCAGGATGTATTAGAAGTGGTCGAGAGTATTCTCCCCTCTATGATGCGTATTTTTACGCAAGGTGAAAGCATTGTTAGATTTGAGCCTACAGGGCCAGAAGATGTAGCTTATGCAGATCAAGCATCGGATTATATCAATCATGTGTTTATGAAGGATAACAATGGTTATTCTATTCTTCACACCTTGTTTAAAGATGCCTTAATTTCTAAAAATGGCTTTGTTAAATATTATTGGAAGAATGATAAAGAACAAAAACAAGAGTCTTATGAAAATTTATCCATAACTGAGTATCAGGCACTATTAGCTGATAACGAAGTTGAAATAGTAGAAGTAGAAGATACTAGCACAGGGTTTGATGTCGAAAACACAGACATTATGGATGTTACTTACAATGTAACTGTCAAAAGAGTAAAGGATTTTGGTCGTGTAGTCGTAGAAAATGTGGCACCTGAGAGTATGCTTGTTAGTAAAACAGCTAATAGTCTTGATGATTGTGATTTTATTGCTCAAAGAGTTTTTAAAACAAGATCAGAACTTATTAGCATGGGTTTTGACAAGAAGATTGTGAACGAATTACCAGTTGCAGATGAAGAAATCTACAACACAGAGGCAGTTACAAGAAGATCGTATGATGACGAGACGATGCCTCAAGAGTATCAAAATATAGATCCTTTATTGACTAGAGTTGCAGTCGTTGATTGCTATATGAAGTGTGATTATGACAACGATGGTATTTCAGAGCTAAGACACATCGTAGTTGGTGGATCAGGAGTTAACTCCTATCGCATATTAGAAAATGAACCCATTGAACAGATACCTTTTGCTACTGTTACTGCTATCCCTATGCCTCATCGTTTCTATGGATTATCAATTTATGATTTGATAGGTGATGTTCAAGAGATTAAGACCACCCTATTAAGACAAACTTTAAACAACGCATACTTGCAAAATAACGCAAGAACAGTCGTTGTTGATGGCCAAGCTAATATAGACGACCTCCTTACATCTAGAGCTGGGGGGATTGTGAGGGTGAAATCACCTGGAGCAGTCTCTCCTATGGCTGCACCCAACTTTATGAGAGAAGGTCTAGCCATGATTGACAAAATCGATCAAGTAAGAGAAGGCAGATCAGGTGTTTCTAAAGTTCAAATGGGCCTTGATAGTGAAACTATTAATAAATCACACACTACAGCAACTAGTGCCAATGTGATGATGAACGCATCGACACAAAGAATAGAGTTATATGCTCGTAACTTTAGTGAAGGTGTCAAAAGAATGTTTCAAGGTATCTTACAATTAGTATGTAAGTACCAAGATCAAGAAAGAATAATAAAATTAAGAAATAGATTTGTACCTATGAACCCTAGAGAGTGGCTAGATAGATACAATGCAACTGTTCAAGTTGGATTAGGCACAGGATCACAAGATCAACGACTAGAAGTATTAGGTCGTGTTCTTGCAGTACAAGAAAAACTAATTAGTGCTGGTGGAATGGGTATTGTCGATCCTCAAAAGATATATAATACCTTAGAGAAGTATTTAGAAAATGCTGGTTACAAAGATGCAAGTCAGTTCTTTAATAACCCAGCTACCATGCCTCCACCACCACCCAGACAAGCAAGACCTGATCCATCAGTTCAACTAGCTCAAGCAGAACAGCAAAGGCTAAGAGCGAAAGATCAAGCAGAATTACAACTCAAAGCTAGAAAACAACAAGTTGATGAAACATTTAAGGCAGAAAAATTAAATTTAGATCAACAAAAACTAGCAACTGAAGTTCTCAACGAAGCTGAGAGCAAAAATTTAGAAAAAGAAAAATTAGCAACTAAGATTATACAACAAGGAATTAATTAATGGCATTTACACCATTTCTTCAAGGCACAAAAGCACAAGGCATTATAGACAATTACCTCAACAATACTGCTGGTGGATTTCCTCCTTTTCCGAGTCCATCGATTAACCCTTATATAGTTGACAGTACTCCTTTTATCCCACCAGCAGCACAACCTTCTCCTGAAACACCAGGTATTAATACCCCTAACTGTGATGAATTATATCCTGGGGAGGGTAGAGTTTATGATCCAGTTCTTCAGGCTTGTGTTTTACCTGATGTTGCAGTTGATGATGGTGGTAACAGACAAGAGTTTGATCGTGATGAGATGATGTTTCGTCAAATGCAAAGAGATCCCTCTACTCCTTTTGGTGCTTCAAATATATTAGAAGATTATCAAATAGATAGTAGAGGTGGTGATAATATATTTTTAAGATTTGATCCTGAGGTTAATAGACTAGGTGCTGGATTTCCATTAGGATTTAATATTCTCGGTCAAATAGCAGATAATTTAACAGGAGGAGCAAACAGAAGGCAGAACGCCTTTGATGCAGCTACTCAAACACTTGCTGATTTAGGATATGGTCAACAGTTAAACAATGGAACTTTCCAAGTTTTTAATCCTCAACAATATTTTGACTCAGTACAAAGCAATCCACTACAAGGATTGAACGCATCAGATGGTGCTTCAACAATGACAGTTGGACAAGCTGTTGATAGTGTTATGAACCCAGTACCAGCTATAGGCCCATCTCAGTCAGGTGGAGCTCCGATAGCAGAAGATTTATCTGGTAGTTTATTATTTACAAGCCCTCTTACATCAGTTGACTCTAGTGGTAATAGAACTCGAAACGATGCTGCTTATCGAGCTGAAGTAGCTAGAAATATTGAGAGAAATAAAAGAAACTTTGGAACTTCTGGTTTTAAAGAAGGTGTAGGTTTTATTCGTGGCAGATAACGAGCAAAAAAGAAGCGAAGAAGCAAAACAAATAATGGAACACCCATTATTTATAGAAGCAGTAAACAAAATTCGATCCGACCTAAATATAGAATGGTTAAATAGCGATCTACAAAATTCAGAACAGAGAGAAAACATTTTTGTTATGAGAAGAATGTTGGAACTTGTTGTGATGCAAATAAGGTCTGTTATGGAAACAGGCAAAATCATAAAAAAATAGGAGAAATTAAATGGCAGAAGAACCAGCGATGGAATCTGCAACAGAAAATCAGAATGAATCTGTTGCACCTATGCCCAAGCCTCTAAATGTAAGTGAGGCAGCTACAAACTTGAAGAACTTATTAGATCCTCAAGCCTCTGAGACTCAAGAAGTAGCAAGTGAAGAATCATCAAAAGAGGTAAGCGACTCGGAGACGAATATCGAAGAAACTTATGATGATCCAGAACTAATCGATCAAATTGAAGATGAAACACCTTCAGATACTAATCAGGAACTTTACTCATTAACTGTAAATGGTGAAAATGTAGAAGTTACCCTTGATGAACTCAAAAAGGGATATTCTCGACAAAGCGACTATACTCGTAAAACTGAAAAACTATCGCAAGATAGAAAGAGTGTTGAAGCAAAAAATGCTGAAGCAACCAGGTTAAACGAGGAGGCTAAAATCAAACGAGATCAATATGAACAGCAACTTCAAATATTGTCTGAACACTTAAAATCAACATCTAATAATGTTGATATGGAAAGACTGTATCAAGAAGATCCAGCCCAATATGTGAAACTCAAAGCAGAGGAAGATAGACAAAAACAGCTTCAACTTGAAGTTCAACAAGAACAGAACAGAATAAAAGCTGAAAAGCAAAAAGAAGCTGAAGAAAACTATTCAAAATTTGTTAGTAATCAACAAAAGATATTAGCAGAGAAACTTCCTATTTATGCAGATGAGAAAAAAGGGCCAGAATTTAAGAAAGATATGGTCGAATTTGCTAGGTCTAAAGGCTATACAGATGAAGAAATATCAATGTTAGTCGATCATAGAGCTATATTATTACTAGCTGATGCCTACCGATATAATCAGATTAAAAAGAATGCTAATCTGAAAAATAAAAAAGTAAGGAAAGTATCAAAGGTAGTAAGTTCTAGTAGTCCTAAAATTCAAGATGATAGTGAAGCAGCAGTTAAATTGAAATCTCAAAAAGCAAATCTGAAAAGAACAGGCAAAGTGCAAGACGCAGCGAATGTTCTTCAACAGATTTTTTCTCGATAACACATATAGAAAGGAATAAGTAATGGCACAACCAACCAATACTTTTGATACCTATGATGGTGCGAACTCTATAAGAGAAGATTTAGCTGATGTAATTTACAATATTTCACCTTCTGAAACTCCTTTTATGAGCAACGCAGCTAAAGGTACTGCCAGTTCAACTCTCTACGAATGGCAGACTGATTCCCTTGCAGATACTGCTGCTAACGCACAGATCGAAGGTGATGATTATGACGGAGATGCAAGAACTGCAACTGTCAGACTTAACAACAGAACACAAATCTCAGCAAAGTCAGTAACTATTTCAGGTACAGACGATGCAGTAGATAATGCTGGAATGTCAACACAAATGGCATACCAACTTGCAAAGATGGGTAAAGAACTCAAGCGAGACATGGAAAGAGCTTTTGTAGGAATTGAAAATGCAAAAGTTGCTGGTAATGCTTCAACAGCTAGAGAACTTGCATCTGTAGGAACTTGGTATGGTGGTAACAAACCTGGTACATCAAGTGCCGCTGGTAACTTTTCTGCTGGTGGTTCACCTTCAGCTAGTCCAGCAGGAGACGGAAGTACAGCTATTGCTGGAGGCTCAAACCGAACATTCACTGAAGCACTATTAAAAGCTGGTCTTTTAAAAGCCTTTGAATTAGGTGGAGAACCTGAGACAGTAATGATGACACCATCACATAAGCAAACAGCATCTGCATTTGCTGGGGTAGCGACAAAGTACAAAGATGCCAGTGATAGAGTATCTATTGGTACTACTGACATCTATGTATCAGACTTCG